GAGATTGCCACCGCGACAAAGGATATGGTTGAGCAGTTGATGCTGGAGGCCAGCCTTGACCCTGCGGAAGTGGCCAAGTTGGCTGTGCCCATTGCCAACAAGGAGCGGCTGAAGCGCAGTGTGAAGCGCATGCTGAAGGATGGCTGGGCGCTTGGCACCAAGCACGCCACCAACGAACTGGCGAAGGTGGATATGGCTGCAGGTGACCCACTTGGTGCACTGGCAGCAAGCTTCTTCGATGCCAAGGCATTTAGCATTGCTGGGAGCATCACGGACCGCATTGCCGGTATGGTGCAGCAGTTGCTGTTCAACGGCATCAAGAACAGCAACACCATGGAAGAGATACAGGCCAGCATCACCGAGGCGCTCACTGCTGAGGGCGTGTACCTTGACACGCACATGATCGACACCATTGTTCGCACCAACACCTTCGAGGCCATCAATGAGGCACGGTTTGACTATTTCCGTGACCCTGCCTTGGGCTCCTTTGTTGAGGGCTTCGAATACAGTGCCATCATGGATGACCGCACCACCCAGATCTGCCAGCACCTGGATGGCAAGTCGTATGCCGCTGACAGTGATGTGTGGGCACAGTACCGGCCCCCCAACCACTACAACTGCCGGAGCATTCTGATACCAATCACGGCAGCAGATACATGGGCGGAGTCAGCGCCCCCAACCATCAAGCCGCAGGCGGGGTTCAAGTGAGCTACCTGCTTGCTGTCCTGCTCCCGCCACTGGGTTGCCTGATGGAGGGTAAGGTGGGCATAGCTATATTACTACTACTCTTGATGTGCACTGTAGTGGGCTGGCCTATAGCTTCTATCATTGCGGTACTTATCGTGTTGGATGTGCGCAAAGATAATAACAACAGGAGGGCGACATGAACAACCTACCGATTGATGGCAGAGGTAATGCCAAACAATGCTTCGGTCTTCCCGTTTCGGGAAAAACTTTCCACATCACAACGGTATCGTCGCAGTCTGCGGTGTCGTCGGCTTTCTTGTTCGCTGGTACATACCGGCTGCACACCACGGTGGATGTGACGATCGCAACAGGTCCTACAGCAACCGGCAGTGACATGATTTTTGAAGCAAACAAAGAGGAGTACTTCGAGTTTGAGGTGGACGATACGGTGGCTGCGTTTGACGCAGGAGCGGGCGGTGGTATTGTGAGCTGCACCCTAATGCCATGATGATATCTATAGGGCATCCTGGCAGGATGGGGAATGTTCGTCGATTGAACGGAGTGACCTTCGACCCGCTGACGCTTTCACCACATGCCGGATACAAGTTCCGCGACAGGTCAACGCTGTATCAGGATTCAGCAAAGACGATCCCTGTGACTGCTACGGGGCAGCCTATTGGCGCGGCGGTTGACCAATCAGGCCACGGGAGGGATGTACTACAAGCGACGACAGCATATAAGCCGATATACACTTCCGGAGAGGTGAACGGTAACGCGGCAGCGGTGTTTGATGGCGTCGATGATTGGCTAAAGGCTTCGGGGTTCACCATTCCACAGCCTTCCGAGATCTGGATGCTATTTGAGCAAAAGTCACAAGTAACTGGTGATTATATACTTGGGTATGCGACATTTGATGCAAGCAACCTTTCCTTCATTGCACAGGCGGCCCTCACAAATGCCATTGTTTTGAATGCTGGGACGTCCATCCCAGCCTACCCGAACCATGATTGCGGAGCAGGGTACAGCGTGCTACGCGCAGAGTTTAATGGTGCAAGCAGTGCGCTGACCACAAATGGCGGAACGCCAGAAGTAGGCAATGCCGGAACAGGTGGCATAAACGGCTGCGCCATCTGCACGCGACACGCGGTTGGGGCAGCGGCAAACATTGGGCTTGTTGAGCTGTGGTATATGCCGCAACTAAGCGCCGCCGATGCAGTGAGCATGACAAGTTATCTGATGGGGGTAGCAGGATTATGATAGCGACAATCATTGTGCCGATAGCTGATAAGGACATAGCCAACACCATTGCGCACGGGCTGGACTTCGATACAGGCGGCATCCATACCTTTGACAGCGTGCGGCTATCGAATAACGGGCTTGAACCTGCAACACATGTGGCCTGCAATACATACGTTAGCCAAGCAACGGCAGCGCAGTTTCTAGGATTCAAGCAGGCGATACCCGGTGCAATTTATATGTTCGACGGCGACCCGCGCTGGTTTATTAATCAGAATGGATTTTTAAGGATTCCACCACCTGACCCCGGACTATTGGGCAAAATATGGAATGCCATACTTGGATTGTGGCAATGATTTATTGAAAGGGTTTAATTTTGCCAGATATGAGTTATAATATGCCGCCAGATAGGAGTTATAATATGCCGCTAGATAGTCAAGCGCCAGGAGCAACCGAGATGGGCAAACCTTGGGACGTTGAAATTGCAGCAGCAGGACGCTGGAACTCCTCGACAGCCGGTTGGGTGGATATCACCCGTGCCGACCTCAAGGCCATTGCTGACGCCTTCGTGGCGCTCAAAGACACGGTCAAGCCCATGCTCAAGCTAGGCCATAACAACAAGCAACCATTGATCAACGCCAGCGATGGCCAGCCCGCCCTTGGGTGGGTATCTGCGCTCAAACTGGTTGGTGACAAACTGGTTGCCACTTTTAATGATGTTCCAGAGGTGCTGCATAGCGCCATCAAGTCCAAGCGGTACAGCCGTGTGTCTGTAGAGCTTGACCGGAATGTCAAAGTTGCCGGAGGTCAGTACCCTTGGGTGCTGTCAGCCGTAGGGCTGCTGGGGGCCGATATCCCAGCAATAAACACGTTAGCGGATCTTCAGACTTACATGGAGTCAGCAATAGGGGACGAGCACATCGTGTTTACAAACTTCGAAACAGAGGAGGCGAATATGGCTGATGAAGCTAAAATCGCAGAGCTGACCGCGAAGCTTGAAGCAGCAGAGCTGAGGGCTACCACAGCCGAAGCAGCAGCCCAAGCATCCGAGGCCAAGTTCACAACCTTGCAAGCCGAAGTTGAACAGGAGAAGGAAGCCGCAGCATTTACTGCAGCCACCACCAATTTCACGGCACGCTGTGAAGCACTGGTGAAGGCTGGGGCAATGCTACCGGCCCAACGTGAGAAGATGGTGGCCCAGTTTAATGCTGACAACGCCGAAACCCTCACCGGAACATTGGATATCATTGCAATGTCCGCTCCTGCCAACGATGGTGAGCAGGCCCACAAAAAAGCAGAAGGTGAAGTTGACGCTGATCCGTCCAAGCAGGTGGCCAAGCTGGCCCGTGCAAAGGCAAACAGTGACAACGTATCCTTCACCGTTGCGATGGAACGGGTACTTCAGGAAGATGCTGAACTGGCCCAAGCCTACCGCGACGCGAACGACTGAGGAGGTCTATTATGGCAGTAAATGGAGAAGGCGAATGCATTTCCATCCTTGCTGGTGCTGACCTCACCGCGAAACAGTATCGTGCGGTGAACATTGCGGGGACACTCGCAACAACCAACAAGGAAGCCGTCGGAATTTTGCAGAACAAACCCAATACAGGCGAGAATGCATCAGTTGCATATGCTGGCCACATTAAGGGTATTGCAGGAACGGCGTTGGCCGCTGGTGTTGACGTTAAAGTCAGCTCGGGCGGATTTTTGACAGCAGTAGCGTCGGGCGATTCAGCCCGTGGTAAAATCGTTACTGCTGCCTCATCCGGTGGTGTGGTTGAATTTCTGGCAGGTTTTGCCGGAGGTTATACCCACACTTATTCGGCAGGATAAAGGAGGCCCATCATGGGAGCTACAGGCAGAGACCTACATATCGACAGCGCCCTTTCGGAGATGGCTATTGGCTATCGCCCAGAGGGCTTCATTGCGGACATGCTTTTCCCCACGGTAAACGTGCAGAAGCAGTCAAACGTGTACACAGTGTTCAGCCGTGCAGATCGCCTGCGCCGCGACCGCACTGATCGTGCACCTGGTAACGAGGCACGCCTAATCACGGAAGACGTATCCAGCGCAACCTACTACGCGAAGAACTATGCCCTCAAGGCAGCGGTTACTATCGAAGACAAGGAAAACGCGGATCCGGTTATCGTGACAGGTTTGCTCAATGGCAAGGCACAAACCTTGCTTGATAAACTGGCACTTGACTGGGAAATGCGCGTATCCAGCCAGGTGACCTCCACCTCTAACGTTGGCTCATCCTCTGCGGTTTCATCCGCATGGGATGGTGCTGGTGCGCCATTGACCGACCTACAAGCGGCCATTGACAATGTGCGGTATTCCAACGGCATCCTTGCTGCTGGTTTGACGGTGTGTATGGGTGATGAAGCTTGGACTTCGTTCCGTCGCGACTCGACTGTTCGCAATCTGATCTTCGGCACCAACAACGGTGGCGGCTACCCAAGCGAAGCACAGGCAGCGAACCTGCTGGGTGTGAAGCGGGTACTGGTTGCAGGTGCCTTCGTTAACACCGGCGAAGAGGGGCTCACCGAGTCGCTCAGCACCGTGTGGAAGGACAACGTGCTGGTGTACTACGCACCGGATTCACCAAGTATCGACCGGCCATCCTTTGGCTACAATTTCCGCTGGGCAGCGCCCGGCCTGCCGAACATGCAGGTTGAACGCCACCCTTATAGCTCACGCCGCAAGGCTGAGGAGATTGAGGTTGGTTACTATCAGGACGAGAAGCTGACTGGCGCAAGCTATGGCTTCCTGCTCACTGCGGTGAACAGCTCCACTTGATCTGTTAAGTGGTTAAAGTAAGGGGTGCAGCTTGTGAGTGGGTTGCACCCCTTTTTTATTTGTGCCAGCATGGTTGCCCTGTAACACCAAAACACTCTCCAAGGAGGCCAGCCATGGCACTTGTACCACACTCAAACGATCCACAGCACAAGGAATACACCAAGAACAGAAAGAAGTTCGTCCACGAACGCGAAAGCGGCCCTGCGAAGAATATCCGCCCGGTAGAAGAACAGTCAACTGAAGAATCCGGCAAATAAGCCATGCACATCGTACTCCGCACAGGCGGCATGCCGTTCAATGGCGACACCCTGCGCGTGGCAAGTCTTGGGGGCAGCGAAACTGCTGCCCTTTATCTTGCCCGCGAACTGGCTGCACAAGGCCATGAAGTTGTGCACTTTACCAATTCAGAAGAAGAGGGCATCTTTGATGGTGTGCGCTACTCCTACGCAGGGCCAGCCACAGAGGCTGCACCCATGGGTGAGAGATACCATTTCTATGCGCTTAACACACCGCATGACGTAAACATCACCCAGCGCCACCCGGCAGCCTTCCGCTTCTCTTGGCACAGCAAGCTGAACTACCTGTGGCTGCATGACCTTGCACTGCACCGGCAGAAGGGGGCCATGGTTGCCCAGATGGACAACATTGACCGCGTGCTGGTTGTAAGCGAGTATCACAAGAAACAAGTGTGCAGCGTTTATGGCTTTGCGGAAGACATCGTCAGCGTGCTGCCTAACGGTGTGGATCCGGTGCTGTATGCCACTCCAGAAGTGTTCCCCCGCCACGATAAGGCGAAGCACCTCATCTATTCCAGCCGCCCTGAGCGTGGTTTGGAGAACCTGGTGCGTCCGAACGGCATCATGGAGCAGCTTGGTGAGGGCTACCACCTGCACGTCTGTGGGTATGATAACACCACCGAGCAGATGCATGGATATTACTCCATGCTCTGGCAGCGTTGCGAAGAGCTGCCAAACGTCACCAACCACGGTGCGCTGACCAAGGGCCAGCTTGCCACCATGCAAGCCAACTGTGACGCGTGGATTTATCCAACGGAGTTCGAGGAAGTGTTCTGCATCACAGCAGTGGAGGCCGCCATGGCTGGCTGCCATATCATTGCTAGTGACTGTGCCGTGCTGCCAGAAACATGCGGTGCCGGTGTGACGCTGGTCCCCATGCTCAATGGCAAGGTGGACGACGAGCTATTCGCCAACCGTGTCAAGCACCTTGACATTAACCTACAGCGCACGGAGCACCTTGAAGGGTACACCGTTCGTGCAGCCGGTGACCGTATGCTGACCATCATGGAGCAGGACTTCATTGCCAACACTGCCAACCATGATGCACTGGCTCGCCACCTGCTACACATGAGCGATATCAGCGCCCTGCTGGAACTGCGCAAGCGGCATTCCTTACCGGATGATGTAGAAGCTGAGTTGCAGGAGTGCTATGGCTTCTATCTGAACAACACATTTGCTGAGCATTATGCGGCATATTATGACTATGAGAAAAAGCGGGGGGTTGACTATGGGCCAGAAACTTTGGATGGCAATTCGCGTTTCGAGTTCGTTGCTGATCGGGTGGGCAGTTTGCCTGCTGGCAGCACCGTTCTTGATTATGGTTGCGCTCATGGCCACTACACAATCAATTTGGCAAAGCGTAACCCGCAGCTCAACTTCGTCGGAATCGACATTGCAGCAAGCAACGTGGCCAAGGCCAAGGCGTGGGCAGGTGCAGACAACGTCCAGAACGTCAAATTCGTGCACGGATGCTTCGAAGACGGATGCATCCCTGAGGAAGCAGGGCGCGACTTTGCACTGATCATTGCAGCAGAAGTGGCTGAGCATGTGGCTGACCCTGCGCACCTTGTGTATAGCCTCAGCGGATACCTTGCGGATGATGGCCAGATGCTGGTCACCACACCGTTCGGCCCTTGGGAAGCCATTGGATACAAGGAGCACTGGCCATGGCGTGCGCACATCCACCACCTAGAACGTGCTGACCTGCGTGACCTGTTTGGGGCATGCCCAGACTTCAGCATCACCGTGGCACCATCTGGCAACCAGTTGGGCAGCTACATCACGATGTTCAGCAAGCCAGACGCACGCTTGGTGGCCTATCCAACAATCAACTATGAGCGCAAGCTGGCTGTTCAATCACCACGGCAGACGTTGAGCGTGTGCATGATTGCCAAGGACGCTGGTGCAAGTATCCGGCAGACCATCGACAGCGTGAAGGGCATTGCGACTGAAATCATTGTGGCAGTGGATGAAACCACCAAGGACGATACCCGGCAGATATTGAAGGCATATGCGCCTGAAGTGAATATCAAGCTGCTGGAAATCAGGTCGCCACTGGTGACCGGCTTTGATGCTGCCAGAAATGTCAGCATTGAAAAGGCGACCGGTGACTGGATCCTGTGGATTGATGCGGACGAAGTGTTGCACCACTCGCACCGGTTGCTGCAGTACCTGCGGCCAAGCCAGTACAAGGGCTTCGCCATCAAGCAGCACCATGTGGCAGTGGAGCCTGCCTCCATCATCAAGACCGACCTGCCATGCAGGTTGTTCCGCAATGGCCGGGGTGTGCGCTTCTTTGGTGTGGTACATGAGCACCCTGAGGTGGCCATGAATGATGGGCTTGGTGAAGTCACCGTGGCCCATGACGTGGATATCCTGCACAGTGGGTATGCTACAGAGGCCATCCGGCGCAAGCGGTTTGAGCGCAACATTGGCCTCATGGTACGTGACCGCGAGCAGTACCCGGAGCGCACCTTGGGCAAGTTCCTGTGGCTGCGTGACCTGAGCCTTATGTGCCGTTATGCAGCAGAGGCAAATGGTGGCAAGCGCACCCAGCAGATGGTTGACTGGGCGGAAGAAGGCATTGCTATCTGGGAAGAGTTGCTGGCGGACAAGAACTGGCGCTTGGTGGTGGATGGGCTTGAGTACTATTCACTCTGCAACCAGGTGATGGGTGACGGATTTGAGTTTGCCTTCATCTTGGACAGCAGCAAGGCCAACGGTGGGGCAAAGCTGGAAACGGCACAGAAGGTGCAGGGAATCTTCTCCACCCGTAGCCACGCCATGGCTGTGCTGAATGGCTTGGCAGAGAATAAGATTGCGGAGTATGAAAGCCGCTACTTTTAATTCTCCACCTCATGCATTATACTTGCATGAATTATGAGGTGACAATATGGCGCTGATTGCATTGGATGACGTGACTGCTCGATTCCCCAAGGTTGCTGACTTGGGGAGCTCAACCAATGTGACCAGCGCCTTTATTGTTCCTGCAATCAATGAGTTGGACAGTAAGCTGGCCTCCGCTTACGTGGTGCCATCCAGCAGCAACAACCTGACAGCGCAGGATCTGGCCATTGACTTGACCTATCTACGCATTCAACGCACCAAGAATTCTGACCTTGCAAAAGTACTGCAGGAAGACTTTGACGTCCGTATCAGTCGGCTGATCACCGGCAAAGACCAGATGATTATGTCCGACGGCAGCGTGGCCCAAGCCTCACAGGGCATGGGCGATGTGTGGTCGAACACCAAGGGGTACACACCGGTGTTCGGCATGGGGCCAATCACACACATGCACGTGGACAGCTCTCAGGTGTATGACGAGGCTGTGGCCCGTGGTGAGACCATATGATAAGCATCAAGCATACGGGTGTTGCTGCAGCGCAAAAGAAGGTCAAGCGTGTGGGCAAGGCTTTGCCTATGTCTGATATGAACAAGGCTGCCAGCATCATGCTCGACGGTTGGGTGCAGCGAAACTTCCGTTCATCCGGTGGCAATGTAGGCGGCTGGAAGCCCTTCTTGTACGGTGGCCGTCAGGTGCCTAAACGGCAAGCCACGGCCAAGGTGGAGGGGCACTACGTAAATACTCAGGCCAAACTGGAGATGGATACCGGGCACCTGCGGAAGTCGTTCATCCCGTTCCACACCTCCCGCAGTGCTGGCATTGGTTCCGACTTGCCTTATTCCAAGACGCAGAACAAGACGCGGCAACTGCTGCCAGAGCCAAGAAACATAGACACTGCCCTCCGTGGCCTTTACGGAAGGAAAGTGCAGGCGGCGCTCCGTGCTTAACGTCGCAACCATCACCGCAGCCCTACATGCGCAGCTTGTTGCTGCACTGGGTTCCACGTACCAAGTGGAGCGGGCCGAGTATATCAATGACGACCCAAGCCGGTGCCCGTGGGTGGGTGTGTACCGTGGGGGCTTGCAGCTTGACCCGCAAACCCTTGGCCGTGGATCCAACCGCTGGCGTGCCCAGGTTGACCTCAAGGTTGTTGTTCAAGCAGAATCCATTGACGATGGAGCGCAGGCCGAAGATAACCTGCAAGCGTATGAAAAGGCCGTGCTGGCTGCGATTGATGCGGATACCACTATTGGTGGAACCGTACAGTCTGTTATAGCCTACAGCATCGACTATGATTATGTTCGGGACGAGCGCTCGTCCGTTTATTTTCAAGCTGCCATCATTACGGTGACCGCTATCACAAAGACAGGAGGTTGACATCATGTATGGCGACTTAGCGAAGATAGGTATTGCATTTCAGAACTCATTCGGAACCCCGATCACAACGGCAAACAGTTTCCACCCTGTACCGTTCCTCAGCGAATCGGTATCGGTGGAGAAGCCACCAATCGTGATTGGCAACATGCGTGGCACTTTTGATGAAGGCCCGATCAAGGAAGGACTGACCAACGTGGCCGGTGACATTGATTGCGAGGCGCATCCCATCACACTGGGCGCATTGCTCAAGGCCGTGCTGGGCGGCCCAACTTCTACCAAGGTCAGCTCGGCTTCTGTATATAATCATGTGTACCTGCCCTCCAGTTTGGACTGGGGATCATTTGCAGCCTTCCCGCCCTTTACCTTGAACAAGGACTTTGGCGACTCATCCTCCAGCGACCAGTTCAGCGACCTGCAGGGCACTAAACTGCAACTGAGCATTGCCAATGGTGAGCTGCTCAAAGCGAAGCTGAGCATCCTTGGTGGCAAGCATGCGCAGGTGGCTGCCGTTTCACTTACCCAGCCGGATACCAGCCGTGCGTGGACTTGGGATGTGGCGAGCGTTTCCATTGGCGGTTCGGCCAACGCTGATGCGGTGGCGCTAACTGTGACCATCGACAACGCCTTGGCTAATAAGTACACGTTGAACGGCACCAAGACACCAGCCAAGACCAAGCGTGGCGGACGCCGCACTGTTGCTGTTGAGGGTACTATGCTTTTCGAAAGCAAGGCCGAGTACCAGAACTTCCTGAACTACACCGCGCAGAATTTCAAGCTAACCCTTGCCGGCGGTACAATCAGCTCAGGGTACACCGATACACTAGCCATTGAACTGCCACAGTTTACCTATGACGAGTTCAAGCCGGTTGCCGGTGGCACTGGCCAGATTGAGGTGCCAGTGAAGGGCCGGGGCACGTTTGACATTGGATCCGGACATGCGGCCAAGGTTACACTCACCAACACGAAAGCAGCGTACTAAGGAGAAGCAATGAGCAACTTCACACTCACAGTTAAGGAAACCCTCCACTTTGATGGCGACACAATCGAGGTGGAGATGGAGCGCCCCAAGCGCTCTGACATGCTGGCAATCACCCCATTCCTGAAGCAGAAGGATGGGGTGACCATCATTGCCGTTGAGGATGCCGGCGCTTTGCTAAAGCTGGCGGCTGAAATCCTGCCAAGCCGGTTGCGCAAGTTTAAGGGGCTCACCATTGAGGGGCGGCCTGCGGCCTTCGAGGATATTGTGGACGAGGCCTATTTCCTTTCGCTTATCGGTGACTTGTTCAAGATGCTGTTACTTGCCGGTGAAGTGCCAAGCCCAAAAGCATCAGGCGGGAAGTTGCCCGCCGAGTCACCGGCATTGGCGGAAGAGGTGAGCAACCCTTAGTCTGTGGACTACCGCTTGACGCATGGTGGGCCATGTGGGTTGGATGCCACAACCGGGTGATGCAACCGGACGGAAAATGGGTTGCCCACCGGATTGAATGGCCAGACGGTGATAGCTACTTGGGGCAGTATGAGGTGCTGCTGATTATTATGGGCATCATAACAGAGGAGTGGCAACGAAATGGCTAATCAGATTGAATTCGTTATCGGTGCGGTAGACAAGTTCTCTGGCCCTTTGGGCAAGTTCAATACGTCCCTTGGTAGCATAACCAAGACAGCTGCCGTTGCCGGTGCAGCCATTGCCGGCGCTGCCACGGCCCTGACTGGTTTCGTTGCCATCATTGCGGCCTCAGAAGATAAGACGGCCAAGATGGCCCTTCGTATTGGCACGAGCGTGGAGCAGTTGACTCGCATGCAATTTGCAGCGGAACAGTCTGGCGTGGGTGCAGATACTTTGAACATGGCCATGCAGCGCCTTACCCGAAGGACGGCGGATGCCGTGTCTGGTATGGGTGAGGCGGTTCCAGCTTTCAAGGCCATGGGCCTGAATGCAAAAGAGTTTTCCAAGCTAACCCTCGAAGACAAGATGTCGGTGCTATCCGATAAGCTGAACAGCGTCGCTGACAAAGGTGAACGGGTACGGCTGGCTTTTAAGCTGTTTGACTCGGAAGGTGTTGCGCTGCTGCAGATGATGGACGGAGGATCTGCGGCCATGAAGAAGATGGCGAACGACGCGGAGTTCCTTGGAACCGTTATCAGCACCCGCGCAGCCGCGAACGCCACGGAGTTCACCAACGCCATTGGCCGAACAGGTTCAGCAATCACTGGTGTGAGCCGTGGCATAGCTGACGTGTTCATGCCAACCCTGACCGGTATGGCCAATGGTATGGCCAATGGTATGGCAAACATGCGGGGCGACATT